ACCAAAGGTTTGGAACAATGAAAGTAAGTCAGCTTTTTCAAGAGCAGAACTTGTGTCATGGATTTGAGTGGAGTTAGCACCAGCGTCCATAGCAGTGATAAGAATCTCATCAGTCTTACGACCCAAAGCACCAGCAGAAGATTGTGCAACAGCTTGACGTTCATTGATGTTAGTCTTCAATTCGTCAAGTTTGTCGATATACTCTGCCGCATAGTGATCCGTCATTGTTGCTTCCACGTTAGTGTGAGCAAGTTCCATTGGTGTTACGTTACCGTTGCGGGATTTAGTAGTCGCAATGCCTTTTCCAATTACTTGGAAACGAGCAACCGAAGCAGAAACATTTGTAGACCGTACTGTGTTACGGAGCTTAGACCCCATACGTTGATACGCCAAATGTACTTCTGATTCAAACTGCTTGATAAAGGCTGTGTCTATAGTATTAGCCATTTTTTCAGTCCTATTATGAAGTTACAGTGTCAACGGGTGTCCGATCTGTACGTCAGCAAGGGTGTCCTTTCGGGCCTTTCAGTGCTTTACGGGCCGTAGTGCCTTATCGTAAACATTTTTTTTAGTAGGATTGCAACGCACAAACTCAACATATTTGTATTCATTTGAGATTGTTGTCCCTATAGCCTCAAAGCCTAGCCATGATGCCCAGTTCACCATTGATTCGTAATCAGAGAGAATCTTCATGGTCATAGACGGTTCGGATTGGTCAAAGAAGTTAACCAACATCCTAGATCCACGGGCTATAGCGTGAAAGTTTTTTCTAATATCGTTTGAAAACATTGCAAACATTTGAGGAGAGCTTGTCTCCCAATACTTTTCATTGCCTGTGTAGTCATTGTCATACCAAAGACCGCCTACCATAAGAAAGCTATCGTCTTTTCTTCGTGCTAAGTATGCGGATGAACACTCATGCATTTCATACAATGCTTCTTTAATGTTCCCGTAGCCCATAAGAATAAGTTCTCTCTTACTCTCTGGGCTTAAGTGTTCTGCCACTTCATCTATATGATAGATGGTAAACGGGGTAAGATAGTAATCACCCCGCTTTAGTATCTTAACTTCTGTAGACCTGTTTGAAACCTTCTTCGACCTCCCGAACAAAGTTTGGATCGCGGTCTCTTGGGTTGTGGTATCTTGGGTCATTCATCATCTCCCGTAGCTTGGCTTCGTTTAGCCCTGCTGTGGGCTGGGCATTTCCAGCAAATGATCCACCCTTTAGTGCATCTTGTATAGCCTCTAAAGCTATAATCCCTTCATGGCTTTCGCACATGCGTTCGATTGCAGGGAGTGATTCCTCAGGAAAGAACTTACTTGCAAACATAGAAGCAGCTTCAATGCGTGTACTCGCATTCTCGCCTAGCTTCTTTGACTCAGCTTCTAAGTCTGGCCCACTGTCTTCCATATTAGAAGAGGCATACATCTCAATGCCCTTCTGAAACTCCTCTTGAGAGAAACCATTTTCAAAAGAATGCTCAGACCACCACCTCAAAAGATCATTGTCTACCGCTGCTTCTGCATCAATAACGTCTGGCAACTGGTAATCACCAGCGCTATCTGGACGACTGCTGAACGCTTCCGTCTGTATCTCTTCCATTAGTTTAGACTTGATGTCTTCTTCCTTGCCGCCAAGCTTAGACTCAAGTTCTTTGTATGCCTTGGCTAAGTCTTCACCACTGCTGTATTTCTCAGGTAGCCACTCAGGTCTATCCGGTTGTGACGTTACGTCACTTTCTATTACATAGTCTCGTGACGTTGCGTCACTTTCAACTGGAGCTTCTGCTCCACCCTCTAGAAGTGATTCACTCATTTGTTTTTGCTCCGATGTGCGTGTGAGACACGTTGCTCAATAAGGCCAACTATATAACGCTGACCTTCAATGTGCCTCAACTCTTCCGTTGTGACATTAGGACCATGTACCATCTCTATAGTAATGGAACGCAAATACCTTAAAACCTCTTTGCCTGTTGGCGATTCAAATACTTGAGCCACGTTCTGACTAATCTGAATATCTTGATCTGACTTACGCTGATAACCATCTATTCCGATATTAATCTTATTGGACAATAGGAGCCTCTTGAGGTTGTTGCTGTTGCTGTTGCTGCATCTGCTGCTGTGCCATTTGTTGGGCCATTGCAGTTAACTGCTTACGCTGTTCCTCATCACGGATCAAGCTCTCAGGAACACCAAACTTTTTCGCAAGGTGAATTGCTGTTGCTTCTCCGTCTATTAGCAGTTGCAGCATGTCAGGTCCAAACGCACCACCGACAAGCTCTAGGAACCTAGCTACGGTAGAAATATCCTGATTTGCCTGAGCCTGTGCTAGCGGAGATACTGAACGAATCTTAACTTCACGCCCATTTACGCTAGGAACTTCGATGCGTCCCTGTTTTTTAAGGATATAAATGACCCGTTGCAGTAAAGGTTGTACTAACTCAGCTTGCAATCTACCGAATGCAGACCCCATACGGCGCGATAAGTCTGCCATACGCTCTGCAACTTCGGTTGCTGTAGCTGGTGTGCGGTCAGGATTACCTAACATATCGTTATAAAGCGCACGTTTAATGTTCAAACGCATGTCGCTTAGTACCAGTTGTGCTACATCAAAGTTGCCTGCTGCTTGTATTGGCTGCAATCCAGCCGATCCCATAGCCTTTGGAATGATAGATCCTGGAACGAGCTGAATGGTATCAGGGTTAATGACGCCATCATCGTCTATTTGATAGACACCAGAGATAGCCATTTGAGCGTTCTCAAGGATAAGTTCGATAGTTAGATTACATGTCTTAATGGCAGACAGTGCATTAATTAAAGGACCGCGACCATATACTTCACCAGCACACTTCGACCAACGGAAGCAAATGAAAGGGTCAGAGCCCAAACCACTCATCTCATTTGAGAAAAGTAATGTCTTTGTATTCATACAGATTGCATAGTGATAGTAAGCGTTCTGGTTCTTTAACAGGTAGTTTCTGCAAACAACTTCAAGCACTGTTGTCTCTGCATCCTTACCCATTTGCGCCATAACCTCTGGGTCAAACGTAGAGTTTGGGTACAATTGATCCAGATGATCGTACTTAACATTCTTTCTTTCGCGATAAACGTGGTCAATCTTGTCGTCAGGTCCAGTATCTAGCACCACATGAGGTAACGGAATGGCTGTAAAGTTAACAGGATTAACCGCATCGCCCTCCTCAACGCACAAAACACCCGTGCCAACAGCAAGATCCATGAACGATTCGTGTACTTCTTGGCTGAAATTAGAGTTCTGAAGCACCTCAAAGACGTACTCAGTCACCTCATCAAGCTCATTATCCACTGCTTCACGTTGATCTTTCGGTACTTCACTGCCTGCCATGAGGTCAGCCCATCGTGCAAAGTTAGGAACAATACCTGATTGCAGTCGGCTTGCAAACTCTTGCACACCCACTACTGCTGTCTCGTCAAAGATCTTGTCGTCCTTACGTTGACCAGCTTCTTCTGTGTAGAAAGACTCGCGTTGAGGCAGGGCGTACTCGTAGCACTCCTCAAACAAAGGAACCCATCTTTCACGAAAGGCTTTAGCCTTTTGATACAGTTGTATATACCGCTTTGCTATTTCTTGCATTAGTCAAACCTACTTGCGAAGCCTGCGCCCGTCCCAGATTGGATTAAAGAACGGCGACCAGAGCCACCGCTTGAGCCTGATCTACCAGCGTCAGCAGACCTAGCACTTATTGCATCTGAGATGTCTTCGCGTTTCTTCTTAGCGCGCTCGACAATATCTGCTTGAGATGCGCTTTCAGTATCAACACGGTCTACCGCTGCTGCTTTTTCTTCTACACCTGTGGAGCCACCGCCACCACCGCCACCAAAACACATAGCAAATCTCCTTTAAGTTACCTCTCGTAAGCACGAAATTGATAAGAACTCAACGCACAAACTACAATCTTGACCAGAATCCGGCCTTTTTACGCTTTGCTGGCCCTCTATTAAAGACATCAAAGTCACGTTTAGCCACTGTAGGGGTGGCTGGTTTCTGACTATTCATAAGAGCGCGGCCCTCGCCAGCACCTAGAAACAAGTATTGTGCTGCGTCGTGGACGTGGGAAAACATATTCTTATCAGGTTTATCCGCAAAGCGTTCTCCGGAAACTTGCATTCTTCTATATGCGTAACCTCCCTCAAAGCCTTTGATAAGTTGTGTACACCTTCTGTCGATTAGTAAAACTGGCTTACCTTCTACCATCTTGGTTAGCTGGGAAGAGACAGCCTCAAGCCGAAGGTCAACAGAGTTGGAAGGCGCTGGGAACGCCCTCAAGCCAGCACCGCGCATGATGTGAAAGGGAGTTGACTCATCAGTTTGCGCGCGGAAGTCGCCTGCGGGATCACCATAAATGATAACTTCACCAGCCGCAGCGTATCTAGTTGATAGTTCTTGACGTAAAACCTCAGAGAATCTGACGATTCCCATGTCGATTGCTACAATTTCTGACTGTAAATACCACCTACCACGGACCTTTTGGCCCAGAACGGCAGCGGGAGTAAGACCAAAGTCCACCCCGACGTACACTGGAACACCAGCAGCTATAGGTATTTCCTCTTTAGCAACGTGAACTTCAGCAGCAAACATAGGGTACACAGGCTTTCCTTCTTGGATATGGCCTAGTCTATTCATAACATAGACATCGATCCATGATTTAGTCTTACCTTGAACAAGATTAGGATAGTAACTCTTCATCATGTTCTTCTGGTTCTCAGCGTCCTTGCTTGGAGTGTAGCCGTCTACTTCTCCCGCCTCGTCCTTTGCTTCGACCATCCCAGAGGGCTGCGTATAGAAACGCCAGTTAGTCGGTTTGACCAACATCTTAGCCTGCTCACGTGGAATATGATCTGGGATTGGAACCTCACCAGACATAATCGGCCACCAGTGATCTTCCTCAGGAGCATTGGTATCGGCAATAACGCCAGTCCAAGAAGGGCCACCATCACGCATAGAAGGATAACGACCCACACGCATAGTGCAGGCATCAATAATACTCTTAGGTATTTCCCTAGCCTCATTGATCCAGATGCCAGTAAGCTCCAGAGATAGGAGTTTCTTGACATCCTCAGGTCTGTCCAACGCAAGAAAGAGTACCTCAAGTTCTACATCACCCTTCTTAATGTTATGAGTGTATGGCACGGACCAAGTAAACTTACCCCAATCTGATTCCGGAAACCAATCTAGCCACGTCTTAATAGTGGTAGTTCTAAGCTGTGGGTTTGTGTTTCGTATGATAGCCCATCGGCTTTTGCGTACCCCATCAGGAGATTTCTCTTGTTCTAGTGCGCGGCGGAATACTTCGACACAGCAAGCAACGGATTTGCCAGAGCCTACGGGGCCTCTTATTCCACGAAAAAATGTTTGGTCTTTCATAAAGCTCTTGAGCACATTGCCGTCAGGCCGATATTTAAAGTCAACCATCTAGTTATTTTCTAGATGCCAAAAGAGTTGTCTTCTGTATTTTGCTTTTCTGCAATTCGTCCCAAGCTTTCTTCTGAAGAACCATTTTAAAATCTTCAGCTTCTTTTTCTTGCTGTGCAACAGTAGGCCGAGACTTTGGACGAACGCTTGTTTTAGGACCTAAGGACTTTACTTTCCTTTTAGGTTGAGCTCTCCATATTGGGATACCGCTGTCATCTTTTTCCCCGCTTTTAATTAATACGGAATTGCCAACCTTTATCTTGGTCCCTGCCTTCATACGCCTGACTTGATCGGCTAGCTTTGCGGCTTCTTCTTTTGTCATTACCTTAGCCCTTTATCCACACCAAACTTAATCATGCGCTCTATAATCTCAGGCCCAATGCTATCAATCAACTTGTCTACTTCGTAGTCGGTAACAAAGGCTTTACCGTGTTTAGCCTCAACGTAAGCAAACTCTGTTTTGCGAACAATACCACGCAGCATAGATAGCTCCATTGGCTTTAAGGTGCTAATGAAACTCACTTGGCCTTCTTCTTCTTTGCTGGCTTCTTCTTTTCTTTTACCTTCACAAGCTGCCCCTCCACCTCTTCTAGTGTGTGGCCTAGCGAAGTCATTAGTGGTTGTCCGATCTTTGGGACAGGCGCATCGCCTTCTTCAAGCTTGACGGAGTTGCTCATGTGATTTGTTTCAGTCCAAGTAAAGCCATGAAGGGTGTGGACCTCGCCTGTCCATAGTTCCTTAGTGTTCTTAAAATACCAAGCCATTAGCTTCCCGTTCCATATTGAGTAAAAAATGTACGGCGTTTCTGTCCCGTTCGGCCAGTGCCATAGCTTGAGCCTTCATTGGGGACATCTTTCATCCCACCTTCTCTTGGCTCGGCGTCATCTCCCATGCTGAGAGAGGGAAGAGGTCCGTAGTTTTGTTTTAATCCTGCAACACGTGTACCATCTTCAGCTATGTAGCCTGAGTAATAGTCCTCCGCTAGAACCGGATTGTTGCTGCCGCCGCCCATACACATATAAATTACCCCCTAGGATATACTTTATCCATAGCCCTGCCGAGCAGACTTCCACGTGGAGCAGACCCTCCGCGCATCACGGGCCGATTGGCTGCTGTTGGTTTGGATGCGTTAGCTCTTGTTTGAGCGTGAGCGTCCCTAGACTCTTGGGACATATCATCCCGTGCGTCATGCCCATCACTTTTGCTGGCGCTAGATTTCTGTGGACCCTTGGCCCCTCCACCAATACACATTACTTGTTCCCTTCTTTAATCATAGCGGCTTCCATCTTTTCAACGCGCCTTAGCAATGAATAATGTTTACCGGAGTAAGTCTTATGTTGCGACTTGGGTATGTTCTTTAAACCAAGCATCTTTATAACGCCGCGTTTAAGCACCTTAAGCGGAGCCATGTCACTAGCCTTGTCCATCTTATCAAGCTCGTCACTTAACCGTTCGTAAACAGCCTGCTTAGTAATGGGCCTCTTCTGGGTATTGTTGCCCATTATGCTTTGTTCCTTCTGCTAATAGCTCTAGCCTTTGCACGTGCATCAGCTTTGGACGAGGCCCCCCATGCCCTTAGGCTGAGAAGAAGACGAGTAGGTTCGCCATCTGGCTTTCTCTCAGGCCCATCATTACCAGCCATTCGCGCAAGAAAGGAAG